AAGTGTTCCTACTGTCAGTACAAGAAGCACTGTTATCCCAACCTAAGAGCGTTCTCTTACTATGGTGGTCCGAAGTTCTTTAGCCACATTGAAGTAGAACCTAAAGTACAGGAGTTGAACATTGACTAAGAAAAGCGGAAAGTTCAGGTCAGCGTTAGAGAAGGAGTTTTCTAAGGAGGTTAAGCGTAAGGGATTTAAGTATGAACCTTACGGTATACCTTACACAGTACACAGGACTTATATGCCAGACTTTGTACATGAAGAAAAGAAAGTAATGGTGGAGGTAAAAGGTTTCTTTCGTGTGGGAGACACCTTGAAATATAAGTCAATTCGTGATACAATATTAGAAGATGGTTGGGAATTGATATTCTTACTGTCCAATGAACATAAGAAGGTACGTAAGGGCGGTAAGATTACAATGGGACAGTGGTGTGATAAGGAGGGTTTGAAGCACTACACACTCAGCACCGCACAGGAACTTGTCAAATACGTTGAAGGAAAAGAATGATGTCACATACATTGGAGGAACTCAAGGAAGCAGTAGCAAGAGACTACGATGCAGTGTTGGTAGTTGAGGCTTTAGACATCTCAGTTGAGGACTTGCTAGATGCTTTTGAAGATAGATTAATTAGAAACAGAGATATGTTTACGGAGGATGACTATGAGCATTGACGATGCAACACCCGCTGATTGGGACAGACTGAGAGATAAACATCCTACACTGGTCAAGAAGTACGAAGATTTTGTGACCAAGAATGAAGATGTAGTCAACAGTCCACAGCACTATAACTACGGCAAGATAGAATGTATTGAAGCTATTGAAGAGAGTATGACCCCTGAGTCATTCAAGGGTTATCTCAAGGGCAACACCATGAAGTACCTGTGGAGATATGAGCGTAAAGGGAAAGCAGTAGAGGACTTGAAGAAAGCACAGTGGTATCTGGATAAACTTATATCGGAGTTAGAGTAATGAAAGGGCAGACACACGGAGGCAAGGGGTCAGCCCAAAGACCTACTGACGGTAAGAAGTTCGCAGACAACTGGGACGCTATCTTTAACAAACAGAAACCTAAAGACAAAAAGAAGGAAGTTAAGAAATGAATGAATATCAAGAGTTTATACATAAGTCCCGTTACGCTCGGTGGCTACCTGAGGAAGGCAGACGAGAGACTTGGGCAGAGACAGTCAATAGATATGTAGATTTCTGGAAGGAACGTGGTCAGATAAACGAGAAGACAGCCTTACAGCTATTCAATGCTATCTTTAACCTAGACGTAATGCCAAGTATGCGTTGCCTGATGACCGCAGGTGAGGCTCTGGACAAGGACAACGTAGCAGGGTTTAACTGTAGCTACCTACACATTGACCACCAGAAGTCCTTTGATGAGATGATGTACGTCCTGATGTGCGGTACAGGTGTAGGGTTCAGTGTTGAGCGTCAGTTCATTGAGAAGCTACCCACAGTTGCTGAGTCATTCCACGATACAGACAGCACGATTGTAGTAGCCGACAGCAAGATTGGTTGGGCTAGTGCATTCCGTGAGTTGATTGCTATGTTGTATGCAGGTAAAGTACCCAAGTGGGATATGCACAAAGTAAGACCTGCAGGTGCTAGACTCAAGACCTTTGGTGGTCGTGCGTCAGGCTCACAGCCTCTTGAGGACTTGTTCATATTCTGTGTAGGTATATTCCAAAAGGCTAAGGGTCGTAGGCTCACCAGTATTGAGTGCCATGACATCTGCTGTAAGATTGCTGAGGTTGTTGTAGTCGGTGGTGTACGTAGGTCAGCATTGATTAGTTTATCTAACTTGTCAGACCCACGTATGGCTAAGGCTAAGTCAGGTGACTGGTGGCGTAACGAAGGTCAACGTGCACTGGCTAACAACAGTGTATCATACACAGAGAAGCCAGACTTTGAGTCATACCTAGCAGAGATGCACACAATGTATGACAGTAAGGCAGGGGAACGTGGTATCTTTAGTCGCGTTGCGGCACAGAAGATAGCCGCTAAGAATGGTCGTAGAGACCCTGAGCATTCCTTCGGTACTAACCCTTGCTCTGAGATTATCCTACGTAGCAATCAGTTCTGTAACCTATCAGAGATAGTAATCAGAGCAGACGATGACTTGGTTAGTCTTAAAAAGAAAGTAGAAGTAGCCTCAATCATTGGTTCATTACAGGCTACCTTGACTGACTTCCGATACTTGAGAAACATCTGGAAAAGAAACACTGAGGAAGAAGCACTATTGGGTGTCAGCTTAACTGGAATTTGCGACCACTATCTATTAGGTAAAGATTCGCCAGACATAGAGAAGTGGCTAACGGAGATGAAAGATGTTGCAATCAAAACTAATAAAGAATGGGCTGACAAACTTGGAATCAATCAGTCTACAGCTATTACTTGTGTTAAGCCAAGCGGTACTGTGTCTCAGCTTGTTGATTCTGCTAGCGGCATACATCCCCGTTTTTCTAAACATTACATTCGTAGAGTACGTTCAGACAAGAAAGACCCGCTTGCTCAGTACATGACAGCCGCAGGTTTCCCTGTAGAAGATGACGTAATGAGCAAGTCCTCGTTGGTATTCAGCTTCCCAATCAAGTCACCCGACAGCAGTACTACAGTAAAGCAAGTGGGTGCTATGGAACAGTTAAAACTTTGGAAGAAGTACCAAGACTATTGGTGTGAACATAAGCCAAGTATCACTGTTTATTATACAGATGACGAGTTCCTCCAAGTATCCCAGTGGATATGGGAAAACTTCGACACTGTCAGTGGTATCAGCTTGTTGCCAGTTAGTGACCATGTTTATCAGCAAGCCCCTTATGAGGACATAACCGCTGAGAAGTATGAGGAGTTACTAGCGGCTATGCCAGTTGATGTAAATTGGGATGACCTAGAACACTTTGAGAAGGAAGACACTACTACAGGTTCGCAAGAACTAGCGTGTACTGGAGGCGCGTGTGAGATAGTCTAGGTAAAACTAAGGGGGCGCAATGCCCCCTTTTGTTTCTACTCTTCTTCCTCTAACTCTGCCTGTCCCTCGCCTAATAACCTTAATAACTTACCTACAGCTAGTTTGTAGCTTGGTTTAGATGGGTCATATTTGTTAAGAGCGACAAGACTATTAACTACTTTTTTATTTGTCATCGCCCACGCCATCATTCTAGGGGCGGCTAATAGACTAAGAATTGCACCGTACCCGCTATCCGTAGTACTATAACCTGCCCCGCCCACACCAAGTAATAATAAACTCTGTTGATAACCTACGGTGTTTCTTTTCTTTTCTCTCTCCGCTAATTGCTCTACTAGCTTAGTACCTCTTTTGACTCTATTGTACTCTTCTGGAGAAAGCACAGCCCTGAGCATTCTATTTAATTCTCTAGTATCAGCAGATATAGCAGTCTTACCTATTTCCTCAATCCTTTGAGGTAGTATTTCATTCAACACAGCACCTTGTGTTTTTTTCCAAAGACCTGCGCTATCCTTAGCACCTCTTTTCTCTGCCAATGACAAAGCCTTTCTAAGACGTATAATATCTTCTGGTGTGCTTTTATATATCATCTTAGCTATAACACTTGGGCTGTCTTCGCTTAATATCTTAACAATAAAATCTTGATTGAAGCGAGAAGCACCTAACTTACTAAACGTTCTGGCACGTTTATATACTTTAGATAAATCATTTGGTAAACCTTCCGCGGCACTATCAAACTGTTTATGTAAGCCGTCAATAAAGTCCCCTATTCTTTTTGATGATACACCTTTTAAATCTTTGTCTCTCTGTAATCTTTTTAGTTGAGAAATTAATTCATGGGTTTGACTAAAAGTTAAATTAGATTTTCCTTTTGACAAATCAGTCAACAATTTAGCACCTTGACCAGTAGGGTCTATAATTCCTATTTCTTTCAACTCATTAAGAATATCTTTTGCATCACCGCGTATAGGGGACACATCTACAGGATGTTTAAACACTGATACTTTTTCTTTTGTAAAACCGCCTGTTCCCATTCTAGGAGAAGACTTTACGGTTTTAGGTTTACCCGCTCTTAATATAACAGCATCGTCTAGTTTACCGAATAAAACATTAGCGGCTTCCTGATGTAAAGCCTTACCATCTTCAATAGCTATTTTTAGCATACGAGAAACACCACCGCGCTCTAAACCAGACCGCGTAACGTCCACAAAATCAGAAACTAAGTCATCATAAAATTTAATAACAACATCACTTTGGTCTGATGCTAGTTTCTCAAAACCACCACCAGAGAGTGTAGAACCTCTTAGCAACTCTCCCATGAAATTAACAACTTTGTTGTCAACAGCTTGGTCAAGAGACAGTGTCGTCCCTTGTTTGTTCAACATTTCTTGTAGTTCTTTTGTTCCGTCCTTTGGTCTAAACTTCATCATATTCCAAAGTTTACCACCAGTCTTGAACAAGGCGTTACCCGCTACGTCCCACATTGCTTCATCACCACCCGCACTTAATGCGGATTTTAGTGACGTATCAAACTCAGTATCATTAACAGCATTGCTGTATAGAGCCTCAGCCTGTCTTCCAGTTGAACCTCCTGCTCCTGCCCACAAAGCTGACTCAATACCAAACCCTAAGAATCGACCAACCTTACCTGAAATCTCTGCACCCTGCGGGGTTCTAGTAACTGCCGCGCCTACTACACGACCTACTGTTTCCCCTACCTGTGCGCCCTTACCTGTTGTCAGTAAAGGGGTTAAAGAACCACCTACCATTTTACCTACCTCTGACTCCATCTCAGTGACAGGACGTATGGAATCTTGAGGTCTATCCTTACTTAAAAGTTCAGCCGCTCTTTGTCTAGCTTGTTCATCGGGAGCAAGTAGATTCTCTAACGCAACAAGTTGCTCTGGACTATACTGTTCAACTAGCTTGTCTTTACCGAGGGCATTAACCGCATTTCTTAAATCTTCTACATTTATGTCTGTCATCCGTCAATCCCCAATGCTGTATTAATAATACTAGTAGGTGTTACGTTTTTCTCTTCCTCACCCACAAGGTTTAGTTTATCCGTAGACCAAGAAGGCACGTTTGTATAGGAATCCCAAGACATCATATTATTTTCAAGAAGAATCTGATTTCTTTCAATAGAGGCTCGTTCTCTTCTTATAATCTCTCCAATACGGGCTTTAGCTTCATTAGGTTTACTTTCTCCGCTTAAAAGCCCTTTTCTCAACTCTGCAAGTTCTTTTATTGACGCTTGCGCCCCCGTAATATCGTGTCTTCTTTTGTTGAAGTACTGCTGTAGTTTGTCAAAAATTACAGTAGACTCGCCACCGAAGTCCTCTAGGCTTTCAGCTTTTTCCCCTATAGCTTGTAAAACCTTGCTTTTACTTTCTGCAAGTTCTCCTACTTGAAGTGCGCTAGATATACCACCTGCCCATCTTTTTGCCTTTCCTAAATAAGTTAAAGTATTTTCTAACTCTTCCGTTCCTATCTTTTCAACTTCATCTAGCAGTGCAATAGAACTATTTATATCTTCTACTATTTCATTTCTATGTTTGTCGCTGAGAGGTGCGCCTAACGTACCGTCTGGTTTTCTTTCAAAATTAACGTCAGTAGGTGTTCTACCTACAACAGAAAGCTGTGCGTTTTCAGGTAGTTTTACTGGCTTACCTGTAGCATCATATGTTTTTCCGTCACCAGAAAACATAACCAAAGTTGTTTGTACCTTACCGTCAGAATCTATGTAATCAACATTCTGTCTGGATGCTATGCTTATAGAATCGTCAGGTATTAGGGTAGGTATATCTTGGGGCTTTACTTGACCAGTCATAATAACAGGCTTAAGTTTATTTGCCTCTTCTTCACCATAAGTGTCTACAACCCAATTATAAGTTGCGTTTCTATCTGCGTTAGTATCTGAAGTTAATTCTTTAATGGTGGACAGAGGGACACCCTGAGCCGCAAAGTCAGCCGCCCATTCAGTATCAGGATATAACCTTTCGACAATCTTTTTATTCAACTCCAACTTTTGAGCCTGTTGCTGTGTGGCTACGTTGTCTTTTAAACGAGACGCTAATTGTGTTGCTAATCCTGTTTGACCTGACATCTGGAGCATGGCTACTAACTTCTTTTGCTCATCAATGGTTTTTGTGTCAAAGCCTTGAATGTCCTGACTTATCTTCTGTTGTATTTGTTGTTGAGGAGTAGCCTCACCACCCATCAAACCACGTAATCCACCACCCATACGTTGTGCCGCTTGTGCGCCCATTTGTAGTCTTTGTTGCTCAGGAGTCAATGTAGCCAAAGGGTCAATGCCTTGACTAGAAATGCCTGTAAGTAATCCTGCTATATCTCTGTTAGCCATTAGTATTTTCCTCTATTAATAACTTCGTGAGCCATCATTATAGTCACCGTAGTCAGGTATTAAATCTCTTCCGTCTACTCCGTAGGTTTCATCAACAACAGGCGTTGTGCGCGAGTCATCGCTACCAAACAAATCACCAAATAAACCGCCCAGACTATCTAATAAAGAACTACCACCACTAGTGTCTACGCCATAAATCTGACCTAAGATTTGCTCTTGCATTGTAGGCTGTCTACCAAACAAAGAATCAGATAATGATTGCATTTGTTGTAACTGTAAACGGTTAGCTAAGTCTTCACCACCTATCAAGGCTTCAACACCTGACTGACCTAACTGACCAAACAGCTCAGCACCAGTACGTCTACCAATGTCAGCTAGTCCTGCTACTTGAGTGCCTGCACTTAATGCACCTAAGGCTTGCTGTTGTGGCATATAACCTAGACCCATCAAACCACTAGCTGAAGACAACGCTTGCGCTTGTTCCGCCATAGATTGTGTCCTAGCACCTAAGTTTGCTCTAGCCATAGCTTCTTGTCTAGCAGTCTCTTGTGCTAATAACTCTGGAGAAGAACCACCGTATGCCGCTGACTGTAAACC